AAATCTCTTCCCCCGTCGCCTTGATCTGCAAGGCCACCGGCGTATTCGCCCGCCAATTCGCGTCGAGAAACGCCATGCCCGCCGAATCCGCCGCCACGGTCAGCGTCATCATGATCTCCGGTCGGGTCTGCATGATCGCCGCGAACGAGGTCAACGTACTGTTCAAGGCCCACAACGGCCCCCACATGTTGGCGACGCTGAAACTTGCCTCCAGCACCCGCAGCAGTTTGGTTGTCCCGACATCGGCAAAGGCGGGGTCGGCGTAGATATCAATCTGTCCCGGCGCCACCGGGATCGGCGTCAGCGCCGTCAGCGCGGCGGTCGGCGTGATCCCATCAACAAACGCCCCGGCCATCAGCGTGCCGCCAACGGTCGGCGCTGCCCCGCGCGTGACCGTGAAATTAAAGCCCGTGAAGATGCCGCCCGTTACCTCATGGGCGCGGGTGGCCGCATCACCCTGCTCGACGGTGTAGCTGGCGACGGTATGAACGGTCGTTGGGGACCAATCCCATTCCCAGGTACTCACCCCCGTCGTCGTCGTCGGCGTCTCGTCAACCAACAGCGAGTTGAAGATGATCGGCAGTTCGTTGTAGGTCAGCGCCGAGCCGCCGGCGATGTCACCACTGGCGAACTCGCGGATCTGCACGGTACCCGTCGGCACCTTGTAGCCCGACGGCTCGATATTGAACGACTCACCGTCCGGCGAGAGGTCGATCCGCAGGGCAGCGAGTTTGCGTGTCGCCGCGACGCCGGTCCCGTAGACCGTCTCTTTGCCGATCTGGATCAGTTCCGTGAGAGTTGCACGCTCTGGCATGACGATCCTCTCGTCTGTCAGAGCGTGCGGTTTCCCGGCGGCTCCCTAGGTTCGGCGGCCCCGAAGGGCGGGCGATTCCTTGTCACTGTTCAGGTAGGCCGGCCCGAGCGATTTCTCGGCCGGCTCATACTTCCCCACTTCGAGCAGTCGCTCGAGGGCGAGGTTGATCTGCAAAATGCCACGACGGAACTCGAGCCAGAATTGCCGATCCTCGGGCGTCACTATCCCACCGCCACAATCCGCACGCGCCAGCCGAGATAGCGAAACCGCGTGCCGCCTTCTTCGACTTCGGCCCGGCGGATCTCTTCTTCACACGCGCAGTACTGGATCTCGACGCTATCCGCCGTCCCCGTCTGCTGGTGCAGCGCCGCGTAGATTTGGTCGCCGGCCGCTTCCACGCTCGCCCAGGTGCCCGACTGCGCGATCGCCTGGACGATATAGACGTACTCGCCCCACAGCCGCGTACCGTTCAGCACCGGCATCTGCTGGCCACTGAGCATCGAGAACTGCGCATAGGGGTAGGTGACGGTCGCCGGCGCGGAATCATCGATGTAGCGCCGGCCGTTCGTTGCGGGCACCGTTGCCGCCGCCAGCCGCCCATAGATCCACTCATCGATCCGGGTGCTGAGCGTACTCGTAACCACTACGGTTCCAGCCCCCGCCGCAACTTCTCCACGTAGCCGCTCCGGGCCTTCTCCGACGCCGGCGTCAGAAACGGATGCGGCGGACGAAAGCGCGTGCCGTATTCCTCATAGATCGCCGCCGCACTGAACATCACGTCATAGCCGATCCCGGTCTTGACCACTTCACCACTGTCACGGGTCGCGCCGGTAATCACATGCACCCGTGATTTCGCTTCGGCCAATACCTCATCCGCTGTCTCTTTGCTGAACGTGTCCATGCGCGGCGCGGTCCGTCGTGCCAGTCGGCCGTAGTCGTTCCTGGTGATCTTGGTAGACATGCTCATGGCGTCGCGTCCTGCATCAGTCGTCGGGCGAGCATCGCACCCATATTGATCTCGGAGAGTTCAACCGCTTCGATCAATCCGGCGACGGCATCAATCAGCGCCGCGAACGCCGCCCGAATCGCGGGATCACTCGTCGCACCGTATGATGCAAGGGCATCGACGACGCCCGCCTTGGCATGTGCTAGGGCTTGATCCCGTTCGTTCACGCTGATGCCTCTGCTACTGGTTCCGCCGCTGCCTTCCGTGCCGCCGCCTCGGTCCTGGGCGCATCTTCCGCGTATGGCTCACCCGTGTCCGCGAACCGGACGATCGTGGCGTCCGGGTGCGCTTTCTTTGCCTTTGCTGCCGACTCAATCTCGTATTCAGCGCCGGCCCGCGGTCCCTTGCTGTATGCCACGATGACAGGTCGCGCCATTTCTCACCTCACAACGGACCTGTAAGATACGCGGTCCGTAACGCTTCGTAACTCTGCCGGACCACGAGCGTCACCTCGAATGTACCGAGAACTGTCCCCCGAAGGGTAACGGTCACGCGGTCCGCCGCGCTGATGTCCTGATTGGCGGGGATGTCGATCTTCGCATCGATGTTGATGGCGCGCCGTTCGGCCAACGCCAGATCCTGGACCGTCAGTTGTTCGGAGTAGTGACAACTCACCCCACTGGCGACTGTGGTTTCAACCACCGTTGTCCCGCCGGCGTCCGATGTTTCCGTCACGCGGACGATGGCACACGTATCCGGCTGGAACTCAAGAGCGACGGCAGTCAGGTCGGCAATGTCCGCATCAGACAGGATCTCACCGGCCATGCTACTTACTCCGAGAACTCGTCGTCAGCATCGTCAAACGCATCCTCGTGATCGGACCACACCGCCCGCACCGCTGTTGACGCCGACCCCGCCAGCGCCCCATCGCCATTGAGATACCGCCGGCGCAGCTCAGACGCCCGTCGCCGCAGCTCCGCCGGTTGCATCTGCCGGTTTACCGAAACACCCGACACCGAGGCGATCGCAACGCGGGCGCCCCCCACCCGCGCCGCGACCATCTCGCAGCAGAGCGCCGCCGTCAGCAACACGCTCTCAGCGCCGCCCTCGTCCCAGTAGTGGGTGATATCGTCATCAGTAATGATCGTCGTGTCCGTGGCCGTGCCGATCGCCTCACGTCGAACCGCCGTCATCTGAAGTGCGGTTGGGGGCATGATCCCTTACCGTTCCTTGAACTCGTTGCCGAAGGCGTCAACCTTGGTGAAGTTGCCATCGCCATCATCACGCAGGGTATACGGCGCGGCGCCGCCGTTCTCCGAGGCATCATCCAGCCGCTTCTCCGGCAGCTTCATCGCCTCAAAGACGTGTTGCTGCCGGGCCGCTTCCATTGCCGCGGCGACATTGAGAAATTCACCCATCGCCCCCGTCCGTTGCGCTTCGGTCGGCGCTTGTGATGACGGCTGACGTTCCTGGGTTTGCGCTCGCGACGGTTGCTGTTCCTTCTCTTCAGGCACGATCCTGATCTCCCTTCTCTTAGATGGTTGGCGAGGCGTAGGTCGCGTTGGCGAAGTAGAGCACTGCCGCCGCTGTACGCTGCCACACGCCGAAACCGAACTGTCGCTCGTAGGTGCGGGCAAAGAGCGGGTGTCCATCGGTGTCAGACACCAACCGCAAGGTGCCGGCCGGCGCATAGATCGGCTGCCGCATCACCAGCGGGATCTGGCCGCGCATGTAGCCTAAGATGTAGTTCGCAATCGCCCACGGCTTCACCCAGACTTCAGCCGCGCCGAAGATGCCAATGCGCCGATCGTACAGGTTCGCCATGTCGAGGCTGGCGCGGGTGATGTTCGTGGTGCTGCCGCCCGCCTGGATGATACGCGCGTCAACATCGGCGACAAATCCGGCCAGCGCGCGGAAGGCCGCCTCGTCGGTCTGCGAGATGATGAGGACTGGCGTACCGCTGTTGTAGTGTTCCTGGATCGTGGTGATCAGGGACGTAACCGCGGCCGCCGTCAGCGTCGCATTGCCGAGATAGTGGGTGTGCGACGTGGCGAACGTCTCACCGTTGGGACCAGCAGGCAACGCCGTACCGTCGTTGTTGACAAGCGCCTTGACGGAGAGCGAGACACCCGACGGGATACCCAGGGTATCGACAACGGTGCTGTTCGTTGCCGTATACAGCGCCCGCTTTGCCGCGTTGAGGATGTTTTGCTGGTCCGCCTGCATCATCGCCTGGATCTCGGCGGCGAGTTGGGCGGTGGTCATCGCCTCGAAGCCCTGGCGGGTGAACTGGATACCAGAACCATAACGCCGGAGCGGAAAGTCAACGGTGATTCCGACGCTGATCTTCTGCGCCGACGGTGCACCGAACTGATCCAGCTCCTCCATCACCTTCGTATCGCCGGCACCATAGGCGCGGCGGGTGTCGGTGGTCGTCACCCAAAGATCACCGGACATACCGGCGACCATCCGGTTCCAAGCGTCGAGGGTGACGCGCACTGAATCCCAGGCGTTATTGATGCCGAACTCTACGACGGACTGTTGCGAAGATGCGAGTACGTCGAGAGTCGATAGCGTTCCGTAAGCCATGATCTATCTCCTCTCTAGTACCGGCTCGCCCAGAGGCGAATCCGCGTCGCATCGACGACATACCCGATCGGCGCCGTTCCGCCCGTTGAAGCGGCATCAACCAATCCGCCGGCGGTGGTGCCCGACAAGAACACCGACGTACCCGGCGTCAAACCAGCGCCATAGCGAAACTCAACGTCAGTGACGAGTGTCACCGCTTCGTTCGCCCCGGCTGATGCTGCCGCAAACCCCACAACCTTCGCCGCTGCATTCGCTGCCGCACCCGTCGACAGGGCAGCTTTGCCCGTCGAAAGGATGTAGCAGGCGTCGCCGGCGACGATGGCGACGTTGGCCTTGATCCCCGAGGCGACAATGTGTGTGTTGTCCGGCGTGCCGATGATCGAAGAGATGCTTGGGACGCCGCTCTTCGCTACATCTGCCATGATGTACCCCTCTCTTGTTCGTCAGCACGCCTAGGTTTTAGATTCGGCCAAGGCCGCGTGCTGCCATCTCTTCCATGACTGATTGGATCTTTGATTCTTCCGTGGCGGTCGTGCCGCGGTTGCCGCCGTTGAGGTTCGGCGTCGGTCGCGGCGCTGTCGTGCTTTGCGGCGCAACGCCACCGCCCACGATCCACGGGCGGGACTCGACCAGCAATTGCACGGCGTCTTCGACGCCGGTCACGCTCGATTCGTCCCAGTTGACCTTGACGTTGGACTTGTCAGCGAGGATCAGCGCGTCGTCAATTCGATCGTCAGCAATGCCGCGGCGCAGCATCTCACTCTTGAGATGCGCCGATGCCATCACGCTTTCAGCCCGTACCAGCGCCCCAGCCTTCTCCGACTCAAGCCGCTGAACCTTGCTGCGCAGTTCGTCTACCTCGTTTGCCTGCTGTGCTCGCACCGAAATGTTCTTGAACTCGTCCGACTCCTTGAACCGCCGGAGCGCATTCCGCCGCTCATCGGCTAGGAGCTTGTTCAAGTACTCTTGCTGCGCGACCGTGAACGTCACACCCTGAGACTGGCCACCCTGCCCGGATTGCCCGCCGGTGTCGGGGGTGGTGGCGTCGTCCTGCTGCTGTCCGTTCTGATCCTGTTGGCCTTGCTGGTTCTGATCCTCTGACATGTCCTACGTCGTCCTTTCCCGGCAGTGCCCGGCCGGTGCGGTCGATTGGTGCATCAAAAAAGCCGACCTCGTGGCCGGCTGTGGTGCCTACTTCTTACTCTTCGGCTTATTTGCTGCTGGTCGCTTATCCGGCTTACCGCCGGGCTTGGGCTTGCCGCCCATCCTCATCCTCCTCAGTCTGCGGCGTCATCTGATCGCCTTCCGCCGGCAGATTGCCAGATTCCTGCGGCATGACGGGCACCGGCGCTGCCTCACGCTCGCCCTCTTTCTCTTGCTCGATCTGGTCAATGTCCTCTTCGCTGTAATCCCGCTCGCGCATCCGCTGCCGCCAACTGAGATCGTCTTTCTTCAAGGCGATCACCTGTTCGTCGGTCAGTTCCGATCGCGTCTCGACCGGCTTCCACTGCGTTGTGCACATGCGATCTTCAGGAAGGCCAGCACTTCCAAATACATTCGCAAGTCGAATTGCGAGATATTGCGCATCTTCCCATCCATTCCCCAGGGTGATCGTCCGGTCCAGCAACTTCGACACGAGCCGCGCCTCGGCGGTCTTCAGCGACTCACCCGATGGCAGCCCGCCCGCCGGCCAGATCAGGTGCATTGGAATGCCAAGCAGTCCGGCGATCGTCTTCAGTTCACGATCAGCCACCTCTTGCAGTTGGGTAACGTCACCCGGTTCTAGCGTGCCCAACGTCACGCTAATCTCAGGATCCTCCGGCTTGACATACCAGAACGCATTCGGACCAAGCGGCGGATCACGTTGTTGGCCCGTCGCCGGATCGACAAAGGCGGTCATATTGACGCCGTACTTGATCCGCGCGCCGTCGAAGATCGCCGCCTGCCCCGTCGCCCAGGTGCGGACGTTGAACGAATCTTGCATCGGGATCGCGTCGGCAAGGTCACTGCGGCCAAAGTCCGACCCGTCCGCTTGGTTGCGGAAGTGGACGATCGGGATCGGCAGCGGTGCGCCGGCGGCGTCGACCCACGGAATGATGCCGCCATCGGGCCGGCCATCGCTGTCAACGTCGCCCGTCCAGTAGGTGTAACTGAGGCTGTTCACACTGACGAACTTCTCAATCAGGCCAGGGCGGTAGCGGTTGATCCGCGTCCGGGTGATCGTGCCCGACTCCCCGATCGGATGCTCCTCCCACGCCTTGTACACCGCCACCAACTCGCCGTTCCCGTCGTAGACCGGCTCGATCTGCAACGGGTCTTGCAGGCTGTAGCGCGGTCGGTCGCGCACACTATCCCATTCGACCATCAGATACGCGTCGCCATAACGGAAGGCGTGACGGTGGAGGATGCGGGCGATCGCGTCCATCCGCGACGCCTGCCACCAGCGCCAGAGCAGCCCGGCGAGGTCGTTGCTGAGATCATCGCCCGTCCCATCCGGCCCGGTCAGGCGAAAGGACGCCACCGTCAGCCGTTCCGTGGGGATATCGACCAACGGACCACAGACGTTGTGGACTGACTGGAACGTGCGGGTCTGCGTCCGGTCCTGGTCATTCCAGCGGAGGCCACGCGGATCACGCTGCCGGCCCTCGTGATAGTCCCGATACAGTTCATACAGTTCGTGGCGTTCTTTCGAGGGGCTGGCGACGTGGGTCGCTAGGTCGATCTCTTCTTTGCTGAGTCGCGCCGGCTGGAGGCTAAGGGCGGCAAAGTCCGGCGTCAGCACGACATCGAGCGATCCCGACGAAAGGTCTGAGAGCGCGAGTGAGAGCGGCGCCGTGACCATCTAGATCCGTACCCCATCCTGAAAGGCCATACTCGGCTCACCCTGCCGCCGGAACAGATCACTCATCGCCCACACCAGCGCATCCAGTCGATTCGGGCTGCGCTTGTCGAGCGGCGTCCAGACACACATCTCATCTTCAAGTTCTGGGAATACCGCCGTGTGATCGACCTTGCCCTGTTCATACAGCGCCGTGATCGGCTCCGCCCGAACCGCCTTGCCGCGGGAGGCATGAACCAAGGTGATCGGCAGATCCCGCCGAACCGTCCTCAGCGTCGATTCGACCATCGCCCCGCCGAAGTTGGCTTCGGCAACGATCCGATCCGCTCGAAGGCCGTCAAACAATGCAACCGCTTTCCTTGCCCATCCATCTGGTGAGTAACGCGCAGAGTGATCGGCGAGGATGTAGCCGCGCTGGTCCTTGCCCCGGCCTGCTGCCACAATCCCAACCTCGTCATTCTCCGGCTCATCACCGCCCGAAGGGTCGACCGCCACCACCACCCGCGCCAGATCCGGCACGGCGCGATTCAGGCGGATCAGGTCGCGCGTCCACAGCGCCCCCGGCGTATCGGTCAGCAGTTCGGCGTTGAGCTCCTGCCGGCCGAGGCGCGTCCCCTCGTACTTGCGGATGATGTCGGTATAGAACGCCTCGGCTAAGTTATCGCGATTGTCGTACGTACTGCCCCGCCGCACCACCGTTCCCGGCCGCGCCAGCAGATCCCGAATCAGCGATGTTGGGCGCGGCGTTGTCGTCACGACCACCTGCGGGTTGTTGCCAAGCCGTAGGCCGAACATCGCTTGATCGAAGGCTTCGGGATAGCGCCACGCCCCCACCTCATCCGCCCACAGCTTCATATGCTGTTTGCCCCGCAACCGCTCCGGTTCGTCCGCGGTGAAGATCAACGTCTGCGCCCCGTTCGGCCACTCAAGCCGGCGCTTCGAGACGAGGTACGCCGGCCGCTCGTGGTCGGGACAGACGGAGAGGATGCCCGATTCCCCCTCGATCATGATGTCGCGGGCGTCGTCGGCAGTGGCACCGATGATGTTGACCAGTGGATAGGACTTGACCTGCTCCCGTACCCACTCGGCGCCGGTGCGCGTCTTCCCCCATCCCCGGCCGGCGAGGATCAGCCAGACGCGCCAGTCACCCGGCTCGATAATCTGGTCAGGCCGCGCCCAGCCGCGCCATTCGTGCAGGAGGATGTCAGCCTGTGCTTCGGTGAGACTCTGAATCCAGGCGTGCCGCTCGTCGGGCGGCAAGTTCGTCAAGTCGTCCACCCAACCGCGTGCGAGTACTGTCGTCATGGACCTCTGACCGGCTGGTTGCCTCGCCGTCCTCCAATCGCCGCTTATCCACGAGGATCGCAAGCGTCAAACTCAAGTCTTTGAGTTGGGCGGGTGTTTCCGCGCCCGTATGGAGCATGGAGCGCGTTACCGTAAAGAACTCGTTAATCAATTGCAGTCGGTTCGCCTGATCGTAATCAACCTTCGCCGCAACGGCCTTTTTCGTGGCCGATTGATCAAGGGCGATCCCCGCCCGCTTAGCAATCCCAACAACGGTTGCGATACTCCGACCGAACTGTCGCGCCGTCTTCCCCCCGGACTGCCCATCCCGCAACGCTGCCTCAATCGCGGCGCGTTCATCGTCAGTGACGCGGTTCATGTCGGGACCGCTCCCACGGCCCAGAGGATCGCGATCACGGCGATGACGCCGATGCCGATCGCGATCACCGTTGTGGCGTTCATCCGTACAC